TCGCGACGACCCGACGCCTGCTGCTCGACGCCGTGCGCCGGGCGTCGTCGCGATCGCTTCGTCGGCCCGGCGCATCGAACCGTTGCCCCGCTTATAGGTGTGGTCGTCTCCGTGGAGCTTCCCGGCGATCCGCGACCGTTGGCGGTCCTCGAACGTCGCGCGTTGCGCCCGGCGCGTCCTAGCCGCCGTCGCGTCGCACGGCCCGTGACCGTCGCCCAGATGGAGGCGGCGCCACGCCCGCGCAACGTCGCGCAGCTCGCGGCCCGAGACGCGTCCGACCGCGATCGACCACGACGCGCCGCACGAGCAGTGGAAGTCGAGCGTTCGGGTTTTCACAGCATGACGACGTGGACGATCATCCCGCGCTCGCGCGATCGCACTTGGTGAATCTCCCACTCGATGAACTTCTCGGCGTCGTCCAACCCGAGGCTTTTGGCTATCTCGTCGCGGAGCCATTTGCACCCGCCGATCGCCCCGTCGCCGTCCTTAATCCGACCGACGAGGCAAACGATGACCACTCGGCAGACCGGCCCCTTGCTTCCGCCCAAGCAGCGGTCGCCTTTCTTTTTTCGCGCATCGCGACGCTCCAATGCTTGCGCAGGATTTGATTCATCGACGGGACTCGGTAGTTGACGAACAGGGTGATGGTTTTCATCGGGGAATAAATGCGGGTTCAAACGCCGGACGCTCTCGGAGACGTGCTCTGGTTTCGGCAGGTTCATCGGGTCGGCGGCTCGATTCCCGCCCTCTGCAACACCCAGTAGAACGCGGCGAGTTCCTCCGAGTAAATTCTCATGACGATTTCCTCCGAGGCGACGTTCCACAATCCGGCGGGAGCGAGCCAGCCTTTCGCCCGCGCCTCGTCCGGGTGGTCGTGAATCCACCTGTGTCCGAATTGGCTCGTCGCCAGCCATCCGGGTTGCCAATGCAACAGCTCGTTTGAACGGCCGAAAACGTGGTGGGTGCTCAGCGCTCTTAGTTTTGGGAACACGGCGCAGCGAAAAGCCAGCGCCACGAAACGATTGCTGTCCCGGCTGTAAATCCGCCGCCCTCTGTGCCTGGCTGCGGCCGGGTCAAGTGCGACCTGTGAAGGGAACGCCTGAGTCCAAGGAGCGAGTCTTCTCATCAAATCAATTTCTCCTGTTCTGCCCGAGCGAACGCACTCCACACGTTCAACACAGCCTGTCGGTAGTAAGTCGGCTTCAACTCCACTCCGACGGCTCTCCGGTTGTTGATGACTGCGCCGTAGACTTCCGACCCGACTCCCATGAACGGCGTGAAAACCGTTTCATCCGGATTACTCCACAGCACCACGCATCGCTCGATCACGTCCAACTGCAACGGATGGACGTGCCGTTCGTCCTCCGGGTCCTTCGACTCCTTATGCGGCAGCACGCGATCGATCCGCACGTCGTCCCAGAACGCGCTCGCGTACTGCCGCCACACCCAATGGCTGTATCGGTTCTCCGTCTGCTTGCCGGTCCACCCGCGCCAACCAAGGACTTCGTGCGGAACCTGCCGCGCCCCGGCATATTCGGTAAGCCCGACCGGGTGCCTGACCGGAACCTCATTTTCTCCTTCGTTCCTGAACATCAGAAGATAGTCCGCGTTAGCCACGTCGCAAAGTGTCGAGTCTTCGACGAGCTGTTTGTGCGCGAGACCTTTCGCCATCGTCCGGTTGCGGACTCCAAGCGGCTCCTTCCAGACGTGATAACGAGCGCAATACTGGAACCCCAGATTGCGGTGCAGCCGGATTATGTCCCCAGGGAAATCTTCCAACCCGCCGCCCGTGTTCGCCCCGGCCAGCGGAACGTCCATGCAGTGGACAGCGGTTATCCTGCCGGGCTTCGTAAGCCGTTTGATTTCCTTCACGACGAACGCGTAGTGCTCGAAGAACTCGGCGTAGCTCCGGCAGTTCGACAAATCGCGCTCCGACGAACTGTAGTTGTAGAGCCCGCAGAACGGCGGGCTGTAGATGGACAAGTCGATCGACTGGTCCGGCATCCCGTCCATCGTTTCGATGCAGTCCCCGTTGTAGAGAGCATATCGCTCTTTCACTTCTTGATCTTTAACCATTTTGGAACGACTTCCTTTCTGTTGAACGAACTGGTTCTGTCGATGCTGATTTCCTGATTCATCAATTCTACCAGCTTAGCAAACATCTCCTCCGCTTGAGACGCCTTCCTTTGAAGATTGGCGAGGATTCTGGACTCGCCCTCGCTCGTCACCACGTCGATCGTCACCGGGTTCTTTTGCCCGAACCTCCACGACCGCCTCACTGCCTGATACCACTGCTCGAACGAATGCGATGGGAAAAACGTCTGATGCGCGCAGTGCTGCCAGTTGAGGCCCCACCCGGCGATCGAACACTTGGTCACGAGCCTCTTCACTTCACCTTTCACGAACGCGTCGAACACTTCCTCCTTCCTGTCATCGCTGTCGGACCCGCTCACCTGCTTCGCGCCTGGGACAATCTTCGCCAGCAGATCCCCCTCGTCGTTCAGATTGCACCAAAGCACTGACGCGCTTCCGTTTTTTGAGCAGGCCAACTCCGCAGCCTTCTCGCATCTTTCAGTCACCGTTCGTCGCCGCTCGTCTCGCTCCTCCTGGAGCCCGTGCGCCGGCATCGAGAACAGCCAACCGTCGGCCAATGTCTTCGCCTGGACGATGTGCTGGCGCGTCCGCAGTTCCGGTAAATCGAACCCTTTGTCGTCGCAACCCATATCGGAAGGCTTTCTCACGGCTCGGGCCCACGAACATACCCACCGCCAGAAGTCGCGCTGCGCATGGCCGCGGAAACGATACTTGCCTCCGCCGATGGCTATTCGCCCATCGCCGCCCGTCACGCGAGCGCCTATCGCCATGAAGTTTTTGTCCTGCTTGAAAAACCTCCCGATCATGTCCATGAATCCGAGGTATCCGATCGCCTCACTGGACGTTCCTAGTTCCACGTAGTCGTTCGGTGCGGCCGTAGCAGTGCAAAGGAGTCGGTGCCGGATGCGCCGCATGAACTCCGTGACGGCGGACCTCGTCACTCCATCGAAGTTCTTCAAGATTGATGACTCGTCGCAGACGACGCCGGAAAAGTCTTCCGGATTGAAGTAATGAAGCCGCTCGTAGTTCGTGACGGTGACGCTCTTGTGCGCTTTGCCATCTTTCGACTTTACGACTTCGATTCCGAACTTCGCTCCCTCGCTGACATGCTGAGATGCCACAGCGAGCGGAGTGAGTATCAGAACCGGCTTGTTTGTCTTGCGAACTACGTTCTCCGCCCAGACCAACTGCATCGGAGTTTTACCGAGTCCGCAGTCGGCAAATATCGCAGACCGCCCTTTTACCAAGCTCCACTCGACCAGCAATGCCTGGAAGTCGTATAGAAAACTCGGCATCCACAATGGCTCAAATCCCGACCCGCTTTCCAACTGCGCTTTGTTCGCCAAAAAACTCTCGTATGTGTCCATTCCTTTGTTCCTTTCCTTTGCTCATGCCGGCTGCTTCGCGTCGTCGTGGACTTTCCCGTCAGCGAGCATCTTCCTGATCAACTCGTCGATAAGGTAGTCGCGGGCAATTTGTATATGCCAACACCTTGTCGGCTCGTCGAAGCCGAGCGCTTTGCGCTCTTTCATCCGCCGCCTGCCATGTATCCTGAACGCCGGGCAGTCGCAGCTCCCGTTGCCGTTGAACGCCGCGAGGTCGACGAAGCGCCACGGCCCGCCGCTGCGGCTTCGCACGCGGTAGCGCAGCAGCTCGTCGGGCACCGGCTCGACTATGGTCAGCGCCGCTTCCATTTCTCCAACTCGTTCGCGATCGCGTTGACCTGCTTCTTGAGCACGCCGACCACGCGCCACGCGACCGTCAGCCACACTACGCTGGCGATCGTCGCGCCCAACGCCAACGAATAGCCGTCTATGTGTTCCATAACGCTTCCTCCTTTTTGGTTCGCTCCGCTTCCCTTCTCTTCAAGTCGTCCACGTCGGCGCGAAGCTCCGCAGCGAAAGACAGGCCCGTCAAGATCGCGAACCCTTTCAGGTCGCCGCGCGCAAACAACACGTAGAGCGCGGCGGCCATCGCGATCAGCCCGCCCAACCGCCACAAACCCCATTTCATTTCGCGCCCTCCGTGAACAGCTCCACCTGCGTCTCCCGGCCCATCGACTTCCCGATCGCGTCGAACACCGTCTTGATCGACTCGTTCACCCGGCGCCACGGCACCCGCTCGATCTCCGACTGCTTGACGTGAACCTCGTAGATGCTCACGCCCCCGGTGAAGTGGCTCGCCTTGAAGCCCGGGTAGCTGACAAAGATCGTTTCGAGCGTCCGGTGCAGGATGCCGTCGAAGCGGTCCATGTTCCAGTCGTCGCGCGGCCTGAACTGCGCCATGCCTTGCGGCTTGCCCACAACCGAGTCGAGAACGCGCAGACGCGCGATCCGCATGAAGCGCATCGCGGCCAGCCCGACGAGCGTCTGCAGCGCGAGGTAGGTCTGCCGTCTGTAACCAAGCAGCTTCCCGGTATCGTCGCAGTGCGCCCGGACCTCGATCAGCACGCTCTGGTTCATCTCGCGCGTCGCGATCTCCAAGTGCTCCGGGTACGCGATCAGCCCGGTGACGAGCGCCTTGACCATCCCTTCGATCGCCCGCGCCTCCGCGCTCGTCGCTGTTTGTAACTCTGTCATGGTGTTCCTTTCAGTCGTAGTTTAGTTCCGTTCTCCTTGAATATCGCGTCGGAACGAAACCAACACGATGCGCCAACTCTGACTCCGTGACCTCAACGCGCACGATCTTCAAGCTGTCCGACTGCTCGCCGTGCGGCTCGAACCAAAGTTTCTTCGACGGCCACGCTTCTCCAAGCACGTCGCCGGTTTGTCCGAACGCGACTTTTTCGTTGCGTCCGATGAAGACCGCCGTGCCGTAAAACACGAAGCCGTCGTATTCACTTTGCGGCGGTCCGAAAAAGCAGTCTATGCAGCGCACCGACTCCTGGTCTTCGCCCAATGCTAGGTTGACTTTCCCGAGAGACCTGCGAAGACCGCAACACGCACAGAAGTCGACGACTCCAATTGGAAACCATCCTACTTCGCTAACCGTAGCCATATTTGCCTTTCTTTTGTTCTACTGCCAACCCGCGGCCCGCGCGGGAATAGCCCGCGCCGGGCCGCAACCAACCTATCACTCCGATGTCGTCGTAGTTCCTTCCCCGTCCCCGCCGCCCACCGCCACTGGCGGGTCCAACGGTAGCTCAGGACTGTTCGGGTCGGGAAGCTGTTTCTTGATCCGCCGCCCGTACTTCTCCGCGTAGTTCATCGTCAACTGCGCTTCGCCCGGCACCGTGCGCCGGTCGATCTGGAACGAGCACGTCACGCCGACCAGATTGTCTTTGTGCTTGTTGCAGATCCGGCTGATGTGCGGGTACTCCGTCGATAGCCCGTCCGCGAACTCGTAGAGCAGCGTCGCCACCTCGTTCTGCTCCGACTCCGACGCGTCGGGGACGATCTTCTCGGCGATGCCGCGCCACGCGTTCATGTCGCCAACGTCGTCGATCTTCGCCGTGTTTCGCTCAGCTCCGGCGCGGGGAAATCTGTTCATGCTTCGAGCCTCTTCGAGGACCGCGTCGTACCGCTCGTCGTCCCTGCCGGGTCGGGCGCGATCGTCTCCTCGTGCCAGCAACCGCAGTAGTCGCACTTCCAGCGACGAACAACCGTGCAGCGCGGGCTGTTGGCCTCGTGGAAATCCTTCATCTCCTTCTCGCTCGCGAACGCCGGCAGCCACGCGACCGGGCAGATGCTGATCGCTGGCCACACCGGGTTTTTGATCAAGACGCTCACAGCTTGTCAACCCAGTTCGTTTGCGTCGGCACGTCGTCGTCGCTTACCCTAGCCGCGTTCTCGAAGCGCGTGTAGCTCCGCAGGAACGTCAGCTCGATCGTCGGCTCCGTCGGACCGTTGCGCTGCTTCCCTACGATCAGCTCGACGCGGTGGGCGTCCGAGACCGTCTCGTCCTCGTCCGCGTCGTCCTTCTTCGCTGGCCGGTAGAGGAACACGACGTTGTCCGCGTCCTGCTCGATCGCGCCCGACTCGCGCAGGTCGGCCAGCTTCGGGCGTCGCCGCTCGCGGTCCAGCGTCCGGTTCAGTTGGCTCAGCACGAGCACCGGGACGTTCAGCTCCTTCGCCAGCGACTTGATCCCGCGCGACACGTCGGCCACTTCCTGCTGCCTGTTGTCCCCCGGCTCGGCCTCCGACGCGATCAGTTGCAGGTAGTCGATGACCAGCAGCACGATCCCGTTCGACTTCTTCATCCGGCGCGCACGCGTCCGCAGTTGCATAAGCGTCAAGCTCCCGCTGTCGTCGATGAAGACCGGAGCCCTGCGCAGCTTCCCCGCCGCGCTGATCAGGCGCGGAACATCGCGGTCGGCCAAGAACCCGTCGGTTATGTTTCTCAGGTTCACCCTCGCCATGCTTGAGATCATCCGCATCGCCAGCGACTTCGCCGTCATCTCAAGCGAGAACACCCCGACAGGCAGGCTGTTCTCCACGGCGACGTGCTCGACGATGTTCAGCGCCAGCGACGTTTTCCCGACGCTCGGCCTCGCCGCGAGCACGGTCGTCTCGGCCTGCTGCAAGCCGCCCGTCAGCTTGTCGTAGTCCACGAACCCGGTCGAGATGCCCGTCAGCACGCCCCCGCGCTGGCTGTAGCTCTCGATCGTCTCCATCGCGTCGTTGACCACGTTCCCGATCGACGCCTGTCCCGGCCCCGCATCGCGCTCCGCGATCGCCAGAACGTCGCGCTCAAGCGAGTCGAGCAGGACGGCGGGCTCCTCGTCGCCCTCGAACACGCGACCGACGGCCGCCGCGCACGTCTGGACGATCCGCCGAAGCGTGAACTTCTGCGCGACCGTCTTGGCGTACTCCCCGGCGTTGTATGGCGTCGCCGCCGCGCCTTGCAGTTCGAGCAGGTAGGACGCCCCGCCGACGGCTTCGCTTCGCCCCTTGTCAAGAAGCCGCTGCGTCACCGTCACCATGTCGACGATCTCGCTCGCGTCGTGCATGGCGCGCAGCAGCTCGAACAACGCTTGGTGGCGCAGGTCGAAGAACGCTTCGGCCTCGACGACGATCTCGGCGCACAGCGGCATCGCCACGTTCGCGTCGAGCAGCAGGCACCCGAGCAGCGCCTGTTCGGACTGCAGCGCGTGCGGCGGCGTTCGATCGACGCGGACTCCGTCGCGCTGCGTCATCCGGTGGCGCTTTCCGTTCTGCAGGTCGGGCGGGTTGTGGTTCATAGGCGGAAGCTCGGCCAGTCGCACTCCATCACCCCGCCCGTCTCGTTCATCCGAGACGCTAGCGCGTCGCCGACCGACTCCGTGAACGCTTCGCGCGTCTGCGTCGAGACGAGCACCGTGTCCTTCATCGCTTGGTAACGGTGGTCGAGCAGCATGAAGAAAAGACGGTTCTCCCAATCGCTCTGCCCGCGACGCCAAACCTCGTCGATGACGAGCAGCTTCGGTCTTTGGAGCGATCGCATCACTTCCAGCTCGGTCTCGTCGTTCTCGAACGTCGCCTTGACCCGCAGGAACAGCTCCGTCGCGTCGATGTAGTAGGACGACAGCCCGCGCTCCGTAGCGGTCTTCATCGCTTCGACGGCCAGTTGCGTCTTCCCGGCCCCGCGCGTCCCGACGAGCCCTACGAAGCAGCCGGTCCCGATCAAGTCGACCAGTTGCTTGAGCTTCGCGCCCCACGGTCCAGACACGTCCAGCTCGTCGCGCAGCAGGTGGCGCTTCGGCGCGTTCCAGTTCTCGCGCAGGATCGCCGTTCGAAGCGTACGCTGGCGTCGCAGCTCGTCCGAAGCGATCGCCAAGCGTCGTTGCTTCTCCTCGTCGCTCAGCGGAACGCTCAATCGCCTGAGCAGGTCGTCCAGCTCGTCGTTCTGGCTCATAGACGCCTCACTTGGATGTTCTCGACGCGCTGTCCCGCTTCCATCGGCTGCGGGCCGCGCCTAGCGTAGCCGTTGCCGTTCGCGTGGCCGTTCGCCCCGTATCGCTCCTTCCAGTTGCGCAGCCAGTTCTGCATCGCTGCGGTCCATACCTTCATCGGGTTTCGTCCGACCTTCCAGCCGTTAGCCTCGTAGTAGTCGAGGAACTTGTCGCACTCGCTCTCGGGCAGGCCGATCTTTTGCCCGTGGGCGACGGCAGCCTCGCGCGTCGGCTTTTGGAAGAGCTTTGAAGACGCCTTGGGCTGATCCAAAGACAAAGCTAGTTCCTCGTTGGTTGCCGACGTGCACATATTCGATACTTGCTTACTCCCTTCAATCCTTACTTTAGAGTGATCCTTAGTAGTGGGCCCTAACGCGATGTTCGCATTAAGCGATGTTCGCGTAACCGCAACATCGGTATCGAGCGATGTTGCGGTTTCAGCAACATCGGTTAGCGAAGACTCACCTCCTTGATCTTCGGCGCAAAGCTCTGGCGTTTCGTAGACAACCCAATGGCGTCCACCTGTAGCTCCTCCGGTATCGAGACGCGCGTAACCGCAGGCTTGAAGCTCTTTAAGCCCGCTCCGTATCGCTCGCGGACCGTCCGCAGAACTGATCGACGCGAGATGAGCTGCGCTGATCGTCCAGTTTTCGGGTCGACTGACCAAATAGACTAACAAGCCACGCGCTTTCCAACTGAGACGCTCGTCGCGTAAGGGCCGAGTATCCATTATGACATAGTTGTCCTTGTGGCGTTTGACTTTGATGACGCTCATTTGAATGGGTGGATTGGGGAAGGAATTGGATTGGCCGGAGTTCAAAGAAGCCGGAGTTGACCGCGACGTTGCGTCGCTGTGCGTGGCCCGTCCCTTTCGGGACCCTCCGGCCAAATCCAAAGTCAGTGTATGATTTACCGAACATCTTTTCAACCCCGCAGTCTTGAGGCTGCGCTGATGGCGTCTGTTCTATGCCCACCACCAACGGATTGCCAACTAAAACTTGTTAACAAGTTATTCGCCACGCGCTGGCGCTCCATTGGCTGGCGACGGTCGCGGTGCCAGAATCCCGACGACCTTGAACTCGACGCGGTACGGCGAGCAGCTCTTGGCGTCCTTGAACAGCGCAAGAAACTCGTCGACGCTCTTCCAGAGCCCGCCCTCCGCTTTTAGCTCGCGCGCCGCGTAGGATGGCTCCTTGAAGAAGTCGAGCGGCTCGCGGTGGATGCTGATGATCTCGATCTTCGCCAAGCGTCGCCCGCCGTTGTAGAGCGCCCGGTCGGACGCCGTGTGGACGCTCCCCTTCGGGAACCGCTTCGCGTAGCTGTCCGTCCAGTCGCGGCGCGTTACCGTCTTGCTGCCGGTCAGCAGCGCGTCGATCGTCCACGCGAAGCTGATGTTCATTTCGTCTTGAGCACGGCTTCCAGTTCGTCCAAGCACTGCTGGATCGCGGTTCTGTTCGATAGCGTGGGCGCAAGCGCGATCCTGTCGCGCCACTTATCCACAAGCCCCTTGATCTCTCCCAAGGGCACGATCTCGTCTACGAGCGTGGAAGTGGGGAAGTCGGAGATGGCTTCCCATGATTTCTCGCGAATGTTGAGGATGACCTTGGCCAGCTCTGGATGCTGCGCCTGCGCCCACTCTAGGTCGACGTAGTGCGCGTCCGCGTGGCAGATTGCGAGCGCGGCGCGCAGCCGATTGTTCGCTTCGATCTCCGCGACGCACCGCTCGTAAATAGTCTTGTTCGCTTCGCGCCACGTCAGCGCCCGCAGCGGCCCGCCGTCGTTCGGACACGGCCTGCACTCGTCCGCGACGTTGGCGCTCATCGTCCCGTCCTTGACGTGGAGCGTGTTGTTCTGCTGGATGAATCCGCACTTGTCGCACTTCCACGCGCCCGGCATGACCGCCGACGCCGCTCGTGCTTCGTCGCGTTCGCGCGTGATAGCAGCAGCGTGTTCCTCACAGGCTTGGCGGATCGTTTCTTCAATCCCTTTGACGACCACTCCTTGTTGATGGAGCAACCAGTCAACGTGAATAGATGCTTTCCCCCACGGTGTTTGTTTCTCGTTCATTCGATACCGTCCTTTTTGAATTTCCAATATCCGCCCATCGGACCGCCTTTCGTGAATGTCAGCGTTCCGATGTCACTGTCGCTTGCCGTGAAATCCGCGCACTGTTCGCCGATGCAAACATGCATCTCTCCAAGCTCGTCTTCAATCAACTGTCCAGTTGCCGCCTTCTGGTCGAGTCCTTGCGGATGCCACTTAGCAATTATCACTTTGGCGCGTCGTGTCGTCCCGTAAGGCCATGTTCGAGTTATCATTCGATGCCCTCTTTGACGGCAAACCACAGAGGAACTTCCCCGGTGCATTTCGGTAGCTGGTAAGCCGACGGCGCGGGATACTTCACGAACTCGCTCGTCAACGAGCGCGGCACCCAAAACGAGTCGCTGCCGTCGGGCTCGTTCGAGAAGCACCGCGCCTTGTCGGTCTCCTTAACCAGATACCAGTCGAACGTGATCGTGTCCTCGTCTGGTCTCATGTGTCGTGGTCGACCCAAACCGTGTTGAGAACCGTTTCGCCTGCGACCGGCTTCGCCTGTTCGAGCAAAGCCCCTATGTCTTCGCGCCAATCGACCACGTCGGCGCGAACGAAGTACTCGCCGCCGCCCGGCAGGTGGACTGGTCGATGCAACGGCGAGATTTGACGACGGCAGCCGTAGAGGATGGCAGCTTTCATCGGATGCGTTTCAGTTCGATGGTGAGCGGCAGAAGCGTTGGGTCGTTGTGCGCTTTCTTCAAACGGTGCTCAGTTCCTATCTGCCGATACCGATACACTTTGCCGTCCGACGAATAATCGAAGTCAACGGTCACGCTTCCCGGCACTACTCGTATCTCGCGACGTTGCCCGAAACGACGACGCGCGGCCCGCCACAACAAGCACCCGCACTGGTCGAGATAATCGACGCGCGGGTTCCAGTCCGACTTCTTGATCGTGATTTTCATGCTCGAAACCCCACTTTGTTTTCGGTCCACACCTTGAGCCCTTCGATCACCGTGTCCTTCGTGATCTCGTCCATGATGACCGAACGCTTCGGCTCCAGCCGGAACCAATGGGGCCGCAGCTTGTAGAGCGCTGCAGCGTCCGTCACCTCGAACTTCACCACGTCGAACCGGCTTACCATGCCGGTCGTCCGCGACGCCTCCGGCAGCGGGGCGCGGACTATGTCGTCCTTCTTCTCCGTCGCCTGAGCGACCATCTGCGACGCCAGCGCGGCCTGCTCCGCGTCGCTCAGCGTCGCGGACTCGTCGGCCAGACGCTCGTTCGCCTCGCGCTCAAGCTCCGCAGCCGCCTGACGCTCGCGCTCGACCCGCGCGATCTCCTCCTGCCGCTTGCGCTCGGCTTCGCGCACGCGTTCGGCTTCCTTCTGTTGGAACTCCCCGACGAGTTCCCCGATGCGGTTCATCTCCGCTTCGAGCGGTTCGGCGTAGTCGCGGGCGATCTCGTCGATGCGCTTGCCCAAGGCCAGCACGGGCTCCTTGACCGCCTTCCTGCTTTTCTCGACCTCCGCCAGCCACGTCTTGATCGACTTGGCCGCGATGACCGCGATCGTCTGCTCCTCCGGGTTGCCCACGGCGACGATCGCCTGCCCCTGCGCGATCAGCTTGTCCGCTTGCTCTCTCGCCGTGTTGCTGATCGCCAACGACGACTTGATCTCACTTTTTACGATTTCCATTTTGCCTTTCCTTTGTTCACCGAGTTCAGTTTGTCCAACATCGCTTCGAGACGCTTGATCTCCTCCAACACGGGAGGAAGGTTTGCGTCTCAGAGGAACGCTTCTAACGCGTAGCACCTGTCGAGCGCCAGCGCGATTTCTTCGACGAGCGTCATAGCGCCGACCTTCTTTTTGACCATGCGTGCGTATAGATTACCAGCATACTCGGGAACGGTGCGCTGTTCTTTGCGTCTCCGAATCGCAATCTGCCTTGCAGGAATCTAATCTCACTGGCGAATGGCAGAACGAGATTGTGAAACCAACGAGTGTCGGTTCTGGAGGGCAAAAGG